TTTTTTGCATCATAGGCTTGACCGGTACACGACAACAAAAGATCTATAGCATCAACATCTTCTCCAGTTTCTTCGTTAAATTCCTTCAAACCTAACGAAACCATAACTTCTCGCGTAGTCTTAAACGGCAAGATAGGAGGGAATCGAGGATCCCCATAGATATTTTCTATAAACCGTCGCTTCAAAAATACCATACCATCAGAAACAACCTCACACGTAACCGGATTAATAACCGTTATAAAAGGAGCAACTCTCATATTACGTAAGGTCATTTTAAAATATTTTTGAAGAAACATTTCAAAACCACGCAAGTTTACTACGTGATGCAAATCTTTAGGATACCACCAAATGTGGTCATCTCCGTACACTACTATAGATATTATTAAAAGCGTAGTAGCCGCATCTATAAACTGCGCTAAATGTGGATTCTCTCTTTTCACAACTGTCAAATACATACAGAAGAGGAATACCATAGCAAAACAATCCATAGCAGATGTTTGCAAATCCCCAGAATATACTTTACCCATCTCTATACGCCAAAAGTTCCCCAAATGAAGAACTGGCTTAGTTGTACAATGATATGAGTAATGCTTGAAAAGTATTCGCAACTTCTCTTTAAGCCGACTCGTTATATCAGTCCGATTATACATCATATACGCCATTACTAAAAATAAATACATAACATATGACTGTATATTTTTATCTAGTTTATAAATATCACCCTGGACGAATAAACGACTTGGATCGTCATATCCCACGGATTTTGCAAACATGTACGCACCACCATGATCAAAATTAAAACCTACTTTACAAGCTCTACCATATAGATACTTCTTTAAAAAGCCCAAAAGCAGATGACCAACAAATCCATGAAACATAGATGGTATAAAGAATTCACGCATACCATCTGGCAACTTTCGCAACAGCTCTAACGTTATTGCCTCAAGAAGTTTCTTCCATTCTCTTTTTTGTCTTATAACCTCAAAATCTAAATATGGATACTTCAAACCTAACAATATACCTATAAACCACCGATGAAATGCACGAGCATTAGCTTCCATCATCAAAAATTTTTGACCAGAATTATGTACTTTATACACCATATCATCAAAGGTGAAAGTACCGCTAGCCATGGAGGAAATACCACCCCCAGTTATGTAATTAAAAACGGATTTAAAGAAAGTTATAGGATCATACCGCAAAAACTGCGTATTAAAATACTTTCTTACACCAATCATATCAATAGTCAAATCAAAAGCGGAACTAATCAAAGGACGATGAGGAAAAAGATCCGAACCTACATAACTAGTGTTCGTATCATATTCTGCCATGAGTTTCACCTGCTTGGGAAGACTCATGGTATTTGTCGCATAAACTACTCGATGAAATGTCTCACCGACATAGTTACCATCAAAATCCATACACGGAGAAAACTTCTTATATATTATTGAGTGCCAAGATATAACTTCCACACAACGATGCTGCAGAGATCCTAACGGATAATCTGTAACACCTGTCAACTCAAATATATATTGCCGCGAAGCTTCTTCCATTATATTTTCAAAAAATGGCGACGGCATAATGTTTGTCTCTCTATACGGATTCATATGACTCGTTGGCGAACGAATCAAAACCTGAGAAGGACCCGTGTATAGCTTAACAAAATAATTAAAGTAAGCTTTATAACACACATCTCGTCTTTTAGTAACCTGCCCGTTTACCAAGAGATACTTAGAATGTAATTCTGCATAAACAGAATGCATAAGATCATGCTTATGTCTAAAATCCATTGGACACCGAACAGTTGCCTCTACAGCGTTTTCTACGTGATAAATTTCATAAGCTATATGATCATAAGGATGATGATATGGACATAATACCTCTCTTGTTTTCATTCTATGTTTCTTTGCTCTATAAAATAAAAAATTTAATAAATTGATTCCTAACGACGTTTTTAATACAAATAAATGATCTAATGTGGATAACTTAAATGTATGTTTCAGG